AGCAAATTCTGCGACCGGGTTTAGCAGCCTGAATGTTAGTGTGGACAACCGCAGATATCCGATATTGCGGTATTTTTGTGTCCGTAAAACCGCGTTACGCCCAAATTATGGTGGGGCGTGATGGGGAGGCTTCGGCCTGCTGGTTTCACTAACGCCAGTCTGCTAACCCCGTCACGTCCTGCCACCTGTTTAGCAGCGGGTAGCAGGTTGTTAAACCTGTTAGTGAGGCCGTAACTATGGTTAATGCCAATCCTTGCGCACGCCCTGAATTCATCTGGCGCTTCTATTCTTGTCAAAAACGTCACTATCACTTCGTTATCGCACCAACAGAAGATGAGGCACGTTCTCAGCTTCCGGATGCTCCCTGCATTTTCTCCGCCCGTTTTTCTACCGATTCGCGCAATTCTCTCAGTTACTGGTGCCTCCCTGTTAACGCTTCTGCTCAGGAGGGACTATGAGAACGTCATTAGTCACCCGTGAAGAGATGATTGAGGCAATTGAACAGCACACTGCCTGTATCAGTACCAGGGATATACCGGGTGTTATTGCCAACTACTTCATGATCACCAAACAACTTTACCGGAGAAAGGACAAGAACGCGGTTCACCGTATCCTGCTGTCTGATATTCGCGAATACCTGCTCGAACAGGGGCATCTGAATTACGCAACCGTCGCAGCCGAAACACGCAAGGAGGCACACAGAATGAAAGCAAGCAAACCAGATGTTGTCGTTACAAAGCCTTTGACAGCAACCACACCAGCAACGGCCATGGATGCTATCCCCAACACCGGAGACACAATCGACAGCCAGACGCTGTTAAAGATGGTCAATGAAGCGCGGAAATTATGTAGCGAAAAACCAGTTCGCAATAATGATTTTATTGCCAGAGTTAAGGATGAACTGGATGGTGAGTACTACGAAATTTTCGTAGTGCAAAAATTAAACAACACAACATCTGAAACTATCTCCATGACCTACAAACAAGCCCTGAGAGTTGCCGCGCGCGAGTCAAAAGCGGTCCGCCGTTCGCTGATCGACAAACTGGAGGAATTGCAGCAGGCTAGCACTGCTTCTCCAGTGATTCCCCAAACACTCCCCGAAGCTCTGCGCCTGGCTGCCGAGCTGGCTGAACAAAAGCAACTTCTGGAACAGAAAGCCCACCAGCTAAATCAGCAGCTGGTGGCCGCCGCCCCTAAAGTCGATTTTGCCGACCGGGTATCAGGGGCCAAGGGGATCCTGATTGGAAATTTTGCAAAGGTTGTTGGGCTTAAGCAAAACGCGTTGTTTACCTGGTTACGGGAGAACGGCATCCTGATTGCGTCCGGCGGACGTAAAAATGTACCGTTTCAGCAGTACATAAACGCCGGATATTTCACAGTGAAAGAAGTGGTGCTGGATGATGAAGATGGCTATCAGATACGGCTGACGCCTCAATTAACGGGGAAAGGCCAACAGTGGTTGACGCGTAAACTGCTCGATGCTGGCTTGTTAAAACCGGTGGCGGCTGAATGATTAAAAAAGGCGGCCTTTCGGCCGCCAATGATGTCACGGAGTCTATAATGGCAATGTCTTCGTAGTTGACTAAAGCCATAACTCAATTATGGCAATTAATTATAACAATAGTGGCTATTTTATCTATCGCGAATCACATTTTTTCTCTTCAGTACCTGTGTGCTATACTCCTTCTTGATTGATTGGATGCGGAATACAACCCCGCTCTTTTGTGCAGCCTGGCTCCTTGCCAGGCTTTTTTTTATTTCATCATGGAAGCTGTTAACGCTTTGGATCTTGCTGAACTGATTGAAAGGGCATTGTTTACCTTACCCAGGAGTTCGCCAAATTCCGCCATCACTCTAGTAAGCCCGCGCCGTGCTTCCTCCTCCGTTGCATTCATCACAAAATGTTCAGCACTCCGCATGCTTTTAACGGGGAACGCAACAGATATCGAGTCGATATCAGGCATCCTATCGCTCAACTTTACGGTGACAATGACAGATGGTGACTGAATTTGAGAGCTTACAGACAGCACCACATATTTTCCGTCTATTTTGAAATCCTTCCGCATGTGTAACCATAAATATCAAATAATTAGAGCAATAAAGAGCAAATGAACGGCTAATCGCCATCTTCCAGCAGGCGCACCATTGCCCCCGTTTCACTATCCAGGTTACGAATGTAGTTCATGACAATATTTACGTTGGTCCAGCCACCAGCTTGCATGATCTCCGGTATAGAAACTCCGGCTCGGGCCATATCTCGCGCGGCACCGACACGGGCACTATGTCCAGACCAGGCCAGGTATCGCTGACCAGAGTCATCTTTTGCCCCGTAAATCAATCGGTGAGTTGCTTCAAAAATCCCTTCCAGGGCGCGAGTTGATAGCTGGCTGGTGGATGATGGAGCGGCAACACCATTTTTTCTGACGCGGCAAAACAGGTAGTTATTCGGATCATCAGCTACACCAGAGACAGAAATCCATCGCTCAACCAGTTTAGTTACCCCCAGGCTAAGTGCCTTCTCTACACCAGCGGTGCTAACCAGCGTTTTCGTTCTGCCAATATGGATTAACATTCTCCCACCGTCAGTACGTGAGATATCTTTAACCCTGATCCTGGAAATTTCGGCTATACGTAACAGGGTGTTATAAGCAATCCCCAGAAATGCCAGATTACGTATATCCTGGCAGCGATCGCTATTTTCCATGAGTGAACGAACCTGGTCGAAATCAGTGCGTTCGAACGCCAGTGCCTGTTTTGCACGTTCACCGGCATCAACGTTTTCTTTTCGGATCCGTCGCATGACCAGTGAAACAGCATTACTGTCACTTGGTCGTGGCAGCCCGGACCGACGATGAAGCATGTTTAGCTGGCCCAAATGTTGCTGGATAGTTTTTACTGCCAGACCGCGCGCCTGAAGATATAGAAGATAATCGCGAACATCTTCAGGTTCTGCGGGAAACCATTTCCGGTTATTCAACTTGCACCATGCCGCCCACGACCGGCAAACGGACAGAAGCATTTTCCAGGTATGCTCAGAAAACGCCTGGCGATCCCTGAACATGTCCATCAGGTTCTTGCGAACCTCATCACTCGTTGCATCGACCGGTAATGCAGGCAAATTTTGGTGTACGGTCAGTAAATTGGACATTTAACACTCAGATAATGGTTTTAAGTAAAGTGTACAGGATCGGCTCTGCCTTTACCTGTTTATGGTTCTCGTCATAGAAACGCCAGCGACCGCGCGTGCGTTCTATTTTCTCTTCACCGCGCGATAATGACAGTTGACAACTATCACGATCAAACCCTTTTGCCCGCCAGTAACCACGGTTTTTCTCAAGCTCAATATGAGTGGACACTTTAGCAGCTGAATATCCCATTTTTCACCTCTGATTGATTGGTGGTGCTAAGTGCGCTACGCGAAATCTGGAGCACTAACACTGCCAACATTTCGCAGATTTTACGTAGCGCAACCTTGATCAAATGATCAAGTGATCACTATTTGACCTGATAAGGTATTGAACTGTATGGATTTACAGGTAAATTAATCATGTTCAATAACCCTTAAGGGCCCGAAGAGGAGTTTACGTCCAGCTGCGCATAAAAATCAAGAATTATTAGAGCAATAAATTTTGAGAGAAAAATCCCACTCCACCAGCCAAAAACTGGATTGTTTTTCATAGTTGTTTGACAATTGCTCTAATAAATTATAGTTTTGCCGCCGTTTCGTAATACGACTTTGGATTCACTATTTAATGTGTCTTCAGCGTTGTAGAGCGGCTCAGAAGGAAATGAGCAAACAGGGAAACCTTATACAACGGCATTACAGCTATGCATTGCTCATCTTACACACAGCGCAATGTTGTTAGATTACCCCAGCATGGATCATGGGTGAAACAGTAGGTCAGAGCTTCAGGCTCTGTGTTGTCAATACAGTGAGGCATAATTATGGCTTTCATTCCACCAACCATCGACGACGTTAGACATTGCTCTAACGCTTTATCTGTAGACCCTGCCGAAACCGACGCTGCCCGCGCCATTGCTGAACACTACTCAAAGATATCCAATCAGGAGTACCGCATCACCCAAGACGACCTGGATGATCTCACTGACACAATCGAATATCTCATGGCCACTAACCAGCCAGACTCACAATAAATGCACTAATAAATCTATTATTTTCGTTGGATCCTTCTATAATGGTGGCCAACAACTCCCAGTGTAATCCGCTGTGAGTTGTTGGCCATGTCAATTCTGGAGGAGGATCAATGATAAATTATGTCTACGGCGAACAACTGTACCAGGAGTTCGTCAGCTTCAGGGATCTCTTTCTAAAAAAAGCTGTTGCACGCGCCCAACACGTTGATGCCGCCAGCGACGGTCGTCCTGTACGCCCGGTTGTCGTTCTACCGTTCAAAGAAACGGACAGCATTCAGGCTGAAATTGATAAATGGACTTTAATGGCGCGGGAACTGGAACAGTACCCAGACCTCAATATCCCAAAGACTATTTTATATCCTGTGCCTAACATCCTTCGCGGTGTGCGTAAGGTTACGACTTATCAGACAGAAGCTGTGAACAGCGTCAACATGACCGCTGGCCGCATTATTCATCTGATTGATAAGGACATTCGCATCCAGAAAAGCGCGGGGATCAATGAGCACAGTGCGAAATACATAGAGAACCTGGAAGCAACAAAAGAGCTAATGAAGCAGTACCCGGAGGATGAAAAATTCCGTATGCGTGTACACGGCTTTAGCGAAACAATGCTGCGCGTCCACTACATTTCCAGTAGCCCTAACTACAATGATGGTAAATCAGTTAGTTACCATGTGCCGCTGTGTGGTGTGTTTATCTGCGATGAAACTCTCCGTGATGGAATCATCATCAACGGTGAATTCGAGAAAGCAAAATTTAGCCTTTATGACTCTATAGAACCGATCATCTGCGACCGCTGGCCGCAGGCAAAAATATATCGCCTGGCAGATATTGAAAATGTAAAAAAACAAATTGCCATCACTCGCGAAGAGAAAAAGGTCAAATCAGCCGCATCAGTTACGCGCAGCCGTAAAACTAAGAAGGGGCAGCCAGTAAACGACAACCCCGAAAGCGCGCAATAGTTTCTATCCGGCATGGTCAATGAGTTATTCATTAAGCCATGCCAGAGCTTCATCAACCTGCGCTTCGTCTTCGACGCTAAGCACTTCATCCTGGGGAACATAATCAGCCAGCATAGCGAAACAATATGTATCCCAATGGTCTGGTGAGTGCAGGTTGAGTTTTTTCTTCATATCCTCCTTACTCATCACCTTCCATTGACCTGCGGAGTTAATCCCTACAGGGATTTTCGACGCTTCCTCAATAGTTTCATTACCCTTATCCAGTCTCATACGACCAGATTTTACGGCCTCTGCGGCTTGAACGTTGGCATAAGCACGTTTATCAAAGTACAGGCTCTTATCTTCACGGCTATGCATCTTTTTACCCCAGCGTATACGCTGTACGGTAATACCATAATACTCGTACATCAGATCCGCCGTTGCTTTACCCAGGCCATCGCCGTCTATCGCTATGGTGATATTTGGGAATCGCTCAGGATTACATTCTGCGAAAATTTTGGCGGCAAGCTGCGTTTCTGTAACGTCTGTGTATTCCAGCATTCGATAGTTGATTACACGGCGTTTATTTCGCTGGCCGGACACCATCATGATATTGATAACGGACTTATCCCGTCCCGTACCACCAGCAACGTCCACACATGCAAGCCAGCCCCATCCTTTTGCAATCTTGACTTTCCGCCGCGTTGCACGTTCAACCTCATCACGTCCAAGAAGGAAGCCATCCTGTGATTTAGGGAATAGGCCGCGTACCTTAATCATGTACATAGGGTTATCACGCCCGCCGTACTCCGCCAGCTTCATTTTGATAAATGCTGGCGTTACCAACGGTGATTCCTCACTGTTAAGCGTGATCGCCGTATAAACGCCATCAGGGTTACCAGGACGCTTGGCCAGTTTATGGTGTGTATCGTAGAAATAGCCGCTTGGGCGTGTAGGCTGTGACAGCAATAAGATGCGGTTATCCTGTCCGGTAAGAGCACCGGTGATGATACCGAAAGCTCTATCACTGACACCGGAGGCTTCATCGATAATATACAGAAGATGATCTGCGTGTTCACCGGCGAGAGCTTCTTCACTTCCCAGACGAAAGCCCTTCGGTACTACAGTCCATACACCTTTACCAGTAATCTCATAGAAAGCGGTTTCTGTCAGAACAAAATAATCAGCAAGCCATGGGAAACGGCTGGTGGCAGTAGCCCAGTTTATCTTGATGTACTTGAATATACCGGTCATTACCTGCTGAATTTTGTTCGCAACGATAATGGCACGGGCACCTGGATACATGATTATGAACAACATGATCATGATAGAAGTCATGTCTGATTTCCCGGTACCGTGACCAGACGAAACAGATGTCTTGCTACCCTGTTCCTGCACAGACTCAATAATCAGATCCTGCTGCCAGGTAGGTGTTTTGCCGAACAAAACATCAGCGGCCGCAATCCAGTCATAACGATATAGCGCCACCAGCTCGCGCCAACGTGGATCCGTTACGCAACTTCTGGCCATTAATCATCATCCCCGTATAGCTTGCGGGTAACTTCTTCGTCTTCCTCCTCGTCTTCGTCCAGGTCTTGTTCCAGCCATGGGTCGTTTGATACACCTTCAGTATCAACATCTCCATAACCGCCTGTATCAACGATATCGGCGATTTCTTCCCTACGCTGCTCAATCCACAATGCGGCATCGGCGCGGCGGTTGGCGGCCCGTTCTCGCGCAACTTTGTCCAGATCTTCAAGAGAAGGGCCACCGACGGCTGTTTGCCTTTCCTCATCATCGGTATTGGTCTTAGGAGCACGCAGATCGGCTTTGATTTGCTCCAGCATCAGGGGCGGCACTTTCCCGCCATGCGCCTCGATGAATTCAGCTGCTTCCAGCACTGACCAGTTATTTTCACGCTTTCGTTCGTATGCCAGCTTAACAATGCCAGCTTGCCCCATAGACAAAGCGTGCTTTTCCGCCTCCCGGCTTTCTTTTCGATAGTTATTCCGGATGCTGTAAATGGTGTTGATCAGGCTGCTTATCTGCGCGGAACAGCTGTTTAGCATGCTCGCGATACGGTATTCAGGCGGAGTACCTTCATCATCGTCTTTTTGCTGATCGCGCATTTCCTGCACCAGGCGAATACACGTATCCCTGGCGTTCTCCAGCATAAGGAGATGAGAAAGAGACTTTTCCAGAAGAGTGGTTTCCAGAACATCGGCCCCGGACCGACGCAACATAGCGCGCGCGGCCTTCCGCGCTTCAACGTTATCTATCAGGTAATCGCCAGCTTCGAATTCAAAGCGTTCACCATCATCATCCAGGGTGTCGCGTTCCAGGCGATCACGTAAGGTCCGGTGGGCGCGGGTGATCACGTCATGATCATCAGAACGATCATTTATGCGCTTATTCTGGCGCTTCGCGTTCTCGACTGCGGCACTGACAACAGCATTAACTCTTTGTTTTTCAGCCATTTCAGCCACAATGTGATCACCTGCACGTTGATCATTAGCGTGATCAATGATCATGCTTTTTAGTGGTTTTCTGACAGGCTTATTTGGCTTACGGCTGTCCGCTGTTCCGGTGTCTTCTTTGAATGCACGGAGATAACGACGTGCGGTGTTTGGGTTGAGATTAAACTCGGCGGCATATTGTGCGATGGTGTAACCACCATCTCGCGCCAGGCGAGCAAAATTCTTCTTGTGATCGTCCCAGGTCACTTATGCTTCCTTTCGTATAAAACTCTTTTTGACGCGAGGGTAACGAAAGTCACATGTCAAAAGGCCCGGAACGGGCAAGCAATCAATCAGATACGTGCGGATGTGGCATTACCGTAATGACGGTGCTGACGGACCACCTTATTGAAAAGTTGACGCGCCATCACCCAAGGCTGGTGCTCCCGGCGTTCCTTTTCGTCCTGCGTCATATAGAGTTCGTTCTGGAGTTTTTCATCAAACCGGCGCGGAGCGCGGCTGCGGCGAAAGAATTCAGGATTCAGAGAGTGGATCTGAAATCTACGTGGGCGTGTACTGTCATCAATCAAAACAGACGAATACTTAGACACAGCGATAGCCTTTAAGCGCAGATAAACATCGCGCTTATCGACATCCAGATGCGGGTATTCCTTTTCAAGAATTGCTGCGAGATCTTTCGCTGATAGAAGAGATTTAGTGCGGATCATGTAATCCGCAATCTCGTACGATGTTATTCGTGAGTGATTTATTTCCATGAAGTGGCGTCCCTGCCAGTTAAGTAACATCCTGTCACCTACTGATTAGCCCATGTCAACTAATCAACGTCGAATATAATACCCTCGATTAAAGAAATAGCAATACATTAGAGCAATTTTATCTAACGCTCGACGAATGACTTGTGATAGCGCCGACTCCAAGCGCGTAATCAAAGAACAATCGTTGATGCATCGCCAGCCTACCGTGCGTCTTCTCCCAATTATCGCGGTCACGCTCAATATCACGCTGGCATGACTGGCACAGAGGAACAGCATAAATGTCATGCGCGCATAATCGACTATGACGAACGATATAAGGCGTAATGTGAGCGCCAGCTCCCGCAGCTCCACAGCCACAGCATGGACGGGAAGCCACAAAATCCATGTACTCGGGCAATTTTAGCGATTGAAGTTTTGGTATTTTGAAATGCGCCATGCCAGGGTCGGCGTCAACATCCACAGGGCATACTTTTGCACGCATCGGCGCGGCGCGTTCTTCCATCATCTGAACATATGCTGTAGCGCGATCGTCATACGGGCGAATATCCGCCTCTTTCAGAGGTCCGCTATCCTGCGGAGTAGCCTTCATCTTATTTATTGATATGCGGCAGACTTCTTCCGGCATCAGGTGCATCATGTTGCGCATGAAAGCCCACCAGCACAGCTCCTGAATACTTAAATCATGGCTATTTGAAAGGCCCATTTCCTGACGGGCGACATCCAGTATCCAGTTAACGCGATTATTGTGCAGCGTTTCTTTCAGCTCATTAAAACCACGCATCCGGTAATGGTTATCGTGATGCCAGCACAACAACACCGCGCTATTGTCTCGTTCAGCGTGGACAATATGGTTGTCACACCAACTACGATCTGCGGCCTGGCATTGACCCTCTTTCCTACGCAACCACGCCACCAGCGCGTCAATTCCACCAATACGGCGAAACAGTTCATCGCTGTTAAAAAACGGCTGCAACGCCTCATTTGTTGCCATGGTTTGCTCGGTAACAACGAGGCCGTCTTCCATGTGCTCGATTAACTCACGCGGCACCGGCTCCATAATAAATTTACGGCCAGCCTCCACCAGCTTTCTGACCTCCTGATCCACTTTGAACGTGGCGAGGCCAAGCTCTTTCTGTACAAAGGGAGTAATTACGGCTTTCACATCACACCTTTAATCACTGATTGGGCTTTATCTGCTGCCCGGCATTCTCTGTTTAAGCACAACCATTTCCTGACGGCATAACACAGCAATAGCGGTCCTGACTCCAATTTGCTTACCAACCAGGTATTGCTTTACCTTGCGGCGACTCGCGCCATCAAGAAGCATCTTTAACGCTTCACGGGACAATTTGTTGTATTTGCGTGCCATTAATCTACTCCGCAGAACCATACAATCTACGTAACGTGTCGGCGACAGAAGATACAGATATCTCGCCAGTCGCAGCGCCTACAGTAAGGTCTGCCAGTTCAGGTGAATCAAATACCTGCACCCCGTTACGGCGTAGAAATAGCAGCGCACTGTTTAGCGCGGTACGCTTATTGGCATCATTGAATATATGCCCTCTCGCTGTAGCCACCAGGTAGGTGGCGGAGACTTCGAAAAGGTCGGTGATCTCTTCGTAGGCAACTCTGGCCTGAACTCTCCCGATAATGGCCTCTGCCCTACCCGGATCAGACATTCCCGGCAGGCCGCCGTAGCGGCTTATATTCGCATCATGAAGCGCAATAAGTTCTTCCGGTGATATATGCCTCATTATCGGTTAACCAGTTCCTTGTTGGTGGAGTCCAGGGTGTCAAACAGGGATGCAAATTCAGCATCCAGCGCCGCTTTTTTGTAGGCTTCGAAAGTAGCCTTGCTGACAATTACTGCTGGCTCACGGCCTCTGCGGGTGATTTCAACCTCTTCCCCGGCTTCAACATTGTTGAGCACTTCAGAAAGGTTGCCACGCGCGGTACGGAAGTTAATGGATTGCATAAACACCTCGTGTACTCGTTATGTGTACACAATTATAAACTTCACAGGCATAAAGCACCAGCACTTTGCAGCTTAAATAACCGGACAATCATCAAATTCCCCACTTCGGGCATCATTGATGACATGAGTGATCACACCAAAAACAGCATTACTGCCCGTGTATCCATCGTCATCTACTGGTAACGCCTCTTTCTTCCCGGTGCTTAAATCCTCCAGGTGCTGGCGCGGATACTTCCTGTATCTCTTTATGCGATATTCACCCTCCATAGCGCACACAAGCAGAGAACCATCAACCGGAGTAAGCGAGGAATCAACCACCAGCAAAGCACCCTGCAATATTCCCTCACGGTGATGGCTATCAGCTGCCCGCATGAAGTAGGTCGCTGAAGGATGTCTAATTATCTGCTGATCAAGAGAAATTCGGCTTTCAACATAATCCGCCGCAGGAGAAGGGAAGCCCATAGCGTTTTACCTCAATGATACTGTTTATTCATACAGTATACATTGAAAAGGCATAGTTTGTGAAAGCGGGGTTTGTAGGCGCGCCACGCTGGGGGCTAATCACATTTCTCCCCCATCTTGCCGTTATTTTTTTGGTGCATCCTCGTTCTGATACACCGGATCGCTCCCTTTTGGCAACTGGAGGCTTAACTGCCGATAGTGCCGTAACCGTTCCATGAAATAGGTGCGCAGATTCTCTGGTTGCTCGCGGGCTACCTGTTCAGCTATGACAGGTATGTTCAATCGCTCTTTGTACGCCACACCGCTGGCAGCCAGATCAACGTTAACCTTATCCCGTTCTTCCTGACTTTTAGCTGCAATATTCCAATCGTGCATATCAAATCCCATCCAGAACAATTGCGTAACGACTATTATTTAACCAGCAAAGTAACTTTTAATTTTTTTTCTTTTCCCATTGATTTTTGTGCACAGCTTATCTGCCTTGCCGTGCGCAGAATCAACTTTTTTCTTCCTGATTTATCCACAAAGTTATGCACTTGCAAGAGGGCCATTTTCTAAATATTGTGATGTTTCACAAATGAAATGAATTTTGATTAATGAAGATAAGGAGAAAATTTGAGATGCAATCATGACGTTAATAGATAGGGTCTGCATTACAGACCCCATCCGCATCAAGGAATTAGCCGTTCCCTGATGTTGTTCCGAAAACATGTGCCGTAAGCTCACGTTAACGACTTTCTTTCACCGAATCCAACTATATAGGGGTTGGGTTTCTACGTCAACGTGAGCAAGTGCTCCTTTACATTTGACAAGGAACCACCTTAATGACTGCTTTTTTTCAGTTCCTGAGTGCATTTTTAGATGCGCCTGTTATTAGCCAGATTCTGGCGATCATCCTCATCATCGTTTTGATTTTGCTTTTAAGGTCAGTAAAAAATGGAATTATGCACTGGCTTACTTAATGTTCAGTGAAACATTAAAATCTCCTTGATGTGGAAACAATCATTTTCTGTATGTGCTGGTGGGTACCTGTAGTTCAGCTTTCGTTGGCATTTAACTTCGTCTTTGCTTTCTCCACCAGCAACTTCCAGATGCCTATTTCATTAGCAGCCGCCTTGATGGCGGCATAAAAAGCATCTTGCTGATCGTAACGCTGAATCTGTTTTTTCAGTTTTGCCTCCACCAATTTAATTTCATTACGTGCTTTCTGAAGCCGCAGCGCCGCCCGGTTACGTCTGTTCTTGTATAGCGCGTTAATCTCTGATAATTGCTTTAATTTACCAGCCTGACTGCGGATTATCGCCTCTCTGACTTCTGCCGTGCGTCTCATCTGATCTCTTAAGAGTTCACCGTTTTCGATAATTCTTTCAAGGTGTTTGATGTGATCTGCAACTCTCATACTTCACCCTCGCTTGTATCGCCAGCATCCACCAGCGGCAATAAAGCCCTGGCCATCTTATGAACCAATAGTGCATCAATAATGCCAAGCGTATGCCCCGGCTTAATGTTTAATGCCGCCTCAAGGTGACACCTTTCCAGGCCACTTTTCTCGGCTTGTTTATGATGATCTGGTGTAATAACGTCGCCCAAAACACGGCTAATTCTTTCTCGTAATTGCTGGGTGCCAGCACACTTGATCGCTGTATCGTGGAGACGGTTAACCAGTTCGCGATAAACATGCGGCTTAATTCGGATACGTTCACCGGTGACGCCCTTTCCTGGTGCTGGCACCGAACTATCCGGAATATCCGGATAGTTGCCAGCCTCGTAAGCTACCCGCAGCCAGTGCATGAATGTTTCAGTGGACACACAACCACAGTCCACATCGATTTTCCCGCGTTGCTGTTCCAGCCATTGCCCAAAATCCAACCTGTAAGTCTTACTTTCAAGTTCATCACCATTGAACTCGACTTTCTGCGACGCTATGAGAGCTGATTCGTATTGTTCGCGAGTGACAACTGACTGGTATTCATCGCTATCAAGGTCACCAATTGGAAGCTCAATCTCACAACAAAAATTGCGCCCAAAGAAAGTGTCTTTTTTGTGGTCTGAGCCAAAAGCAAAAGTCGCGCATGGTGCCATTAAATTGACACTGGGTAGGTAACAATAACTCATTCCATCAGGCCACCCGCCGCACTTAGGCAGTTCCTTCACTAACAAGTCGATAAACTTCATTTTTTTATCATCTTTGCAAGCCGCCAAAGCCATTTGGGCAAGTGCCAATACTTCATCTGCCGTATATCCAGCACCGTGACCATACATTTCGATACGGGAAATAATCTCTGATATACGCTCTTCAGTGATTCTGGTCATTTCTTTTTGCGCCATTTCTTTTCACATTCCTTAGTCCATTTTTCAATGTTCATTTTGGCAATATCAGTCATTCCATCACCTAAGAAATACTTTCTCCGGTACGTCTTGCACTTAAACCACACTACAACAGCCACCAGCCAGAAAATAAAAGGCCATACAGCAATACCAACTCCAGCCGCGATAAAGCCCAATAGCCATAAATGAAGCTCTCCAACTTCTGTTTGCGGCAATATTCTTAAAGAATTAAGCAGCAGACTGAAGGAATAGTCGTATGCATTGGCGGTATAAGACATGCAATCCATATAATTAAAGTCATAGCCTGCGGCTGCCGCCCATAATGGGCGGTCAAGAAAATGTTTTAGTGTCATCATATAAATTTAAGGTTCAGACCAGTTATCTTCAATAGCAATGCTTAATCTTTGTAGCCATTCTGCTAATTTCAGCATTGCTTCTCTTTCGCTTAAACCACGAGGAAAATCATCAAGCGAAATTGTTGGCTTGAAGCCCCCGTAATTATCTATTTCAACAGTCAGATTTTGCTCCAGCACGGTATTCCTTACGCGGCTATTGTGCCGAAGCAAATATACTGAACGTGATTTATTGGTTTTATGGTCAAACTGATATTCGGTAAGTATCATCTGGCTTTTGCCATGACTATTACCTCTCCACATACTTACCTCACTTAATAAAACAACTCCATGCGTAGTTGATGATTTTTTCCCACGTAATATAAATCTGCACTCCGGCAGTAAAACCAAAGCCAACAATTGCTGAAAAAATCAAAACATTTACTTTTGACATTATAAATTTTCTCTCGGTGTCGTAGGTGATAGCACCATAATTGATAATTTAGTGAGTTAGCAGTTCCATTTTTTGGATGATTTCCGCATGAGCATCATCGTTATCAACACTTAACTCGTTTAATGCCTCTCGCACTACATCAACTTCTTCTGGTTGGAAGAAGTCATCTCGGTAGTCACCAAATAGAACCGAAACAAGCCTGCCACCAGCAACATCAAGATTGGCGCTAACAGGTGGCTCTTTGCCATCCTCAAATTCGACTACAAAAGTTATTTTTCCCATCGTTACCACCAGCGACAAATTGAATACAAACCCAGTGCTGCCGCCATCACAATTCCTACCGTG